ATCTTCTAGGCTTTTGAGAATGTCTTGTAGATCGTCAACAGAGTAGAAGCCCTCTTCAAGCACAGCGCCAGCGGTCTTGTAGGTAATGTGTTCTAGCTCTGGTTCGCTCCCCCTTGCGCGGATAGCGGCGGCCTCCAGCGGCGGTGGCATACGGGTGGCAAGTATTGGCAGCAGTTCAGGGTTCCTGAGCAACTCACGCATGTCATTGGAGTCAAACTCCCAACGAACAACGCGCAGCCCTATCGTTTGGCCTCCGGGGCGAATCTCTTTAGAAGTACCATTTTCAAAATGTGCAATCATGCTTGCCCCCTTGCGCGGAGTGGCCCGGGGTCGGAAGTCAACAAGTAAGCATCAAACGCCCTCCTACACGCCTCGCGCTCGGCTGCGGCGACAAGTTCGCACAACTTCCAAACCGCCTCGCCGGTTACAACGATCCCTGCCTCCCGCGCCATGCGGGTGATGTCATCGCGACTCATCAGAATTTCTCCTGGTAGAACTTGCCGATGACCTCGGCCAGCTCGTGCAGGTGGAAGTCTCCGCCCTCGCCGTTGGACGCGCAAATCCAAATCCTGCCAGGCATCGCGCCAGGCATGAGGGTGTAGCCCCCGACCTGGACCTTGAAGCGCGATTGGCCGTCCTTGACGCCCTGGTCGTAGGCCGTCTGGGCCTTGCACGCCTCTTCGATGGTCATAAGGGTGTACTTCTGGCATTCCTCCCAGACAAACCTGGCGTTGTTCACTCCGATGAGCTTTTGTTCGGGCTTGGTCAACTTGTCCCACCAGTCGTCAAAGGTCATGGCGGCCCCCTTTGAACAGGCCCGTGATCCGCGACCAGGCCAGCTTGCTCAGGGACACGTTGGCCAACTGCTGGCGCGCGAGAGCCAGCTCGGCCATGGTGTCGCTGTGGGCCTTGGACAGGAGCTGGTAGGCCATTTCAAATTCCTTGCGGGCTTGTTCGCGGCCCAGGTCGTGGCCTCGGGCGAGGGCATCGAATTCGATTTCGGAGAAGGTGCGGCGCTTGTATTTGGCGGTCATAGTGGCATGTCTCCGTGCCATGGCTCGTCGGCCATGCGCTTGAGGTTGAAGATGAATCGGTATTGCGGGTGCACCTTGACGAACAGGCGCGCGTAGAACGCAATGTGGTTGTTGCAGATTTTAAAATCTGCGCCTTTGGTCTGGATGGTTACTTCCCAGCGAATGCGGTTGATGATCAGCCAATGGCTGATCTTGCGATGGCCGGCGTGGATTGCCTCCATCGTAAAGCGCTCGAAGTATTCCCAGACTTTGGGGTTCTCCGCGTTGAATGCGTTGAACTCCCGCTGCCGAATATGGAACGGGGTGTTCATGCTCACAGTTTGACTTTCAAAAGCTCGGTCTCGTCGTCCAGGCTGACGTGCTTGGAAAACAAGCTGATCTCAAAGGTGCCTTGCGGCGTTTTGATCTCAATGGTACGCGTGGCGGACACGTCGTAGTTGCGGTGCTCACGCACGGGGCCGAGGATGATGTCGGTGACATCGTGTACGTTTAGGCTGAAGTTCATGCCTTTCTCCTTTCTAAGTTGGCAGTTGATTTTATCAGAGGTATTGAAGTATCTGTCAAGTATTTTCTTGAGCGGACATTTCTTTAAGGTTTACCCAGCAGGGGCTGACCCATGTCAGTCGTTCGCTGGGCAGTTTGCGGTAGTGGCCTTTGCGGTAGTGCGCGCAGGGTGAGCCATGCTCAAAGCCCCCACGTTGGAGCCGCTCGATGGCAGCGTCGCGCTCCTTGACGCCCACGCGGGTGCTGGTGAGCAGGCGCAGCTGGTGCATCATGCGGATGCCGGCCATGCCGCCTGGGATGGCGTTTAGGCCCATGGGGGCCAATGTGTACTTGGCCACGGCCTCCTCTTCCAGCTCGTAGATTTTGCCGAGGGAGTCGGCAGAGCCGCTGATCTGGATGACGGGGTGCATGGCAATGCCCTGGCCTACCAGCTGATGCCACACAGAGTGCAGCAGCGAACCGGTGTTGGTCTCGGCCTTGTAGCCGTGTTCCTTGAGCCGCGTCATGATGTCCCGTTTGGTGATGCCGATGTAGCCGTGCTGCAGCGGCTTGACCGAGTCCTCCGTGAAGCGCCTGTCGTCAGAGCTGATCTTGAACCGGATGTGGTAGATCGAGTACTCCTTCAACAGCTCGCGGTCGTAGGCAAAGTGCAGCGGGATGTCCACGCGCAGGGACACTTGCTCCGGGCGGATGCTGTTCTTCTCTTCCCCGGAGAAGTTCGAGCCCATGAACATCACCATCAAGCGCGAACTGCCGTCCTGGTCAAGGCGGACAGGGTCGTCGAGGTTGATGATGGTGATGGCCTCGTCATCTCGGGGGTTGCGCTGCATGCCTGCCAGGACGTGGGTGCCTTTGTTCTTCCCGACCGCCTTCGGAGCTTCCTTCTGGGCCTTCTCCAAGACGCTCTGCAGGTAGTCTGCGCGAGCGCCCTCTCCAAAGATTGTTCGGAGATTGCGGTACTTCATCAGAACACCCCAAACCAGATGCCTGTGCCGTGCACGCAGCCGACGGGGAAGAACACTGCCCCTGCGATCAAGAAGCCCCAGGAGGCGGTCTTGAGGCAGGTGACGACGTGGGTGAACCAGGCCAGGACGACCCAGGTTCCCATGAGGAGGGGGAGGAGTTCGCTCATCGCTCGACTCCTTCCAGGCGATCGGCCACCAGCTTGGCGTAGCCGGCGATGTCGACCCAGTGGTCGACCTTGTCGGGGTTGCCGTTGACGATCCTGCCGATCTTGTGGACGATCATTTCCAGGGCTTCCCACTGGTCGTCGCTGAAGGTCTTGTCGTGCTTTGCCGCGTGGTCCGCGAGCAGTCGCTTCATGCCCTGCATCAGTGCAGCGCCGTCCTTGAACTTGCCGTAGTCCTTGGCGCGTTCGTTGAGCGTCGCGACAATGACCCCTTTGTCTTCGGCCGTCCACACGGCGAGGTCGGGCACCTGTACGGGCACGGGGGGCAGCTCAGACAGCTGCTTGGCGTACGCCAACAAGTCATCCCCAGAGAGGGGCGTTTGCTGGACTTCCTTGCGCAGTTGGTAGATGCGGGAAATGGGTTGCGCAAACTTTGCGGCTGCCTTCTTGACGTCGGCATCGGGGTTCTTGCGGAAGTGCTCGCGAATTTTCGCGGTAACGGTAGTCATGCTTTTTCCTTTCTGCTTTCAATAATTGCACGTGCCTTGCCCTTGCGGAGTACCTGCAGGACGAAGTCGTGCGCTTTCTCGATGTCGTAGACGGTGACCTTGCACAGTTGTTCTTCATGCAGGTCCATGAGCAGCTTCAGAAGCTCCCATTCCTTGGCCGTCATGATGAAGCTCATATTGCGAGCTACCCCGCGACGCGAGAGGGCGAGCAGGGCATCTTGCCCCTGCTGTATTTCTTCTATCCAGTCCTTTCCATGGCCTGCCAGTGCGAGGGCCTCGGTGATGTTGAAGACCTGGATAAGCATGTCGATGTCATGCCTGGTGGCAATGCCCGTGCGGATGTTTTCAAGAGCCTGGCGGTTCCTGATCTGGACGTCGATGTACACGCCTGGTAAGTCACGTACAGGACGCATGCCAGACAGCACAAACTCCAACGGGTTTTGAAGCACAGTCTTAGGCCGGTACTTGCTGCGTTTTCTCATGACCTGCACGCTGCGACCAGGCTGGCAAAGACCACGGTCAGGATAGCCAGATAAACCATGAAGTTCCTGCTCAAGTGGGAAGCGCAGTCTCCCAGCAAGGCACCTTGAAGGCGTTCAGCATCCCTGCTCAATTGAGAGGGGGCAGGTTGATGGGACAGGCCAATCAGGACCTTGCCAGTGTTCACGTACTTGCCAGTTGCGGCAAGCTCCTTGAATACTCGCTTCTCTCGGGTAAGGACTCGTTTAGTCATCACACTCTTTCTCCTTTCTGTGGGGTTGGAGCTTCAATAGTATCAGCTCCAATTCCCTTGTCAACTCCTCAACTCAATTTTCTTCACCGTAGTTTTCAATGATGTCATCTTCCAACAGAAAGAGCTCCTCTTCAGAGAGGGTCTTGATAAGGTCTACCTGGCGAGGTTTGCCGCTGGGCCCGACCACAGTCAGGATGACCTTGGTGATGTCCAGCTGCGCGGGCAGCGTCACTCCCTCCACCTCGATGGGGTCCAGGACCTCAAAAGTGAGTTCGACGGGGAACGTCATCTGGGTCTTGTGTTTCATCTTTTGCTTTCTCTTTCTCTTTCTTGCGGGTGGCCTCGATGCGTTGCAGCGTGAGGGATTCTTGGTAGGCCTTTTCAAAGGCGGGAGTAACCAGGGATGTGATCATCTTGCTGATGGACAGCTTGTAGAACAGGGCTATCTCCCTGAGCATGTGGTAGGTGTCCTCGGGCATGGACAGGCTCTTGAACCGTGAGCCGGTGCGCTTGGAGGGAGAAGCGCGCTGCTCTTGCCAACGGTCCTTCTTCGGACGGCCGTTCTTCTTGGGCCGGCCTGGCTTGAGTCGTTTACGCACGTAGGGTTCCGGGTAAGCCGGAACTACAGGATTTTTCAGTCGCCAACTAGCAGGCATATATTCTTCTTTCTTGGAAAAAACGACCAGGCACAAGGCCTGGTCGAACTCGTTGAAGTTCCACTGGAGGCAACTGCAATCGCCCCATGACAATTATGCCGCCGTGCCCCAGCTTGCGCCAGTCTCAACATCCACGCGCGAGGGCACTTCCAGGCGAACAGCCTGGGCCATGATATGGCTGGCTTCAACGGCCTCCTCTCGGTTGCGTACCGACAGGGCCACCTCGTCGTGAACCTGGAGCAGCAGGTTGAATCCCGCCTTGTGCAGGGCCACCATGCCGGCCTTGGTCTGGTCAGCGGCCGATCCCTGAATCAGACGGTTGAGGCCCTTGTAGGTGCCCGCCCGCTTGATCCGCGCGCCGTATTCAATGACTGCCTGCTCACGGGGGAGCGCCTTGTTCACGCCCCACTCCACCGGCTCCCAAAGCGGGAAGCGGCACTTGCGGCCCAGCAGCGTGCGGATGCAGCCCCCAGAGGCGGGGTGCTCAATGCGCTTCATGACCGCATCGACGGTGCCGCGCAGAAAGGGGACTTTCTGGTGGAAGGTGCTGATGAGCTCGCTGGCCTCATCCAGGGGCAGTTCCAGGCTGTTGGCAAGCTTGGCTTTGCCCATGCCGTACATCAGCCCCAGACCGATCGTCTTGGCAGCTTTGCGCTTGATGCCGGCCAGGTCCGCGACCATCTGGTGGAAGTCCGTGTCGGGGTTTTCACGGTAGGCGTTGGCCATCTTCTCTGCCCCCGGCAGGTCCAAAAGCGTGGCATAGTGCACCAACAAGCGCGGTTCCTGCGAGGAGAAGTCGTTCGCGGCCCAAAGCTGGTCCTGCTCGGGCAAGAAGAGGCCGCGCACCAGGGGACCGATGATCTCGTGCCTGGCGGGGACCTGCTGCAGGTTGGGGTTGCTGGCTGACAGCCGACCGGTGACCGTGCCGCCATCTTCGTTGCGCATCTGGTTGAAGTGCGTGTGGATGCGCCCGTCCTTGGCGCTGTGGCGCAGGTAGGGCTCCAGGAACGTGCCGTGGGTCTTGTTGAGCTCCCGGGCCTCCAGGATCATCTTGGCCATGGGGTGGTCATGGTTGTCCAGGAAGCTCTTGGTGAAGCTTGGCGCGCCAGCAGCGGTCTTGGGGTACTGGATGCCCTGGCGGTCAAAGGCAGCCGCGATGGATTGGGCGGCCCAGATGTCCACCTGCATGCCGCTTTGCTCCTTGAGGTACTTGAGGATTTCAAACTCCTTGCGGCGCATCACCGTCATCTCGTGCTCGCAGCGGTTGCGATCGAAGTTGATGCCTTTGAGCGTGATGTCCACCAGCACGGGCAGCACCTGGGTCTCAAGCTGGAAGATGGACTCGACCTCTTCTGCACGCATGAGTGCCTTGAAGTGATGCCAGAGCTTGAGCGTGAGCGCCGCGTCCTGCTCCGCGTACTCGCCCACGTGCATGGCGGGCAGCTTCCAGAGTTCCTTCTTGGCGTGCACGCCGAAGTCGTTCGCGGCCTCCTTCAAGCCCTGCTCGCTCTTGACCTCCTTGAGGTAGTCAAAGCCCAGGCTGTTCAAGGCGTAGCTGTAGCGGTTCTCGTCCAGCACTGGCGCGGCCAGCATGGTGTCGTAGATCGTACCGTTTACCTGGAAGCCGGAGGCTCTGAGCCATCCGAGGTCGTAGGCGGCGTTGTGCATGATCTTGTCTGCCGGCGTCGCAAGAACATCTCGAACCCAGCGCTCAACAATGCGGCGATCAAGGTTACCGCCGCCACCGTGCGCAACAGGAAAGTACCCAGCCCAACCGTCCACAGCAATAGCGTAGCCCACAATGTAGCCGTCGTTGCGAGGCCAACCAGGACCCAAGGTTTCCATGTGCGGGTCGCATGTTTCCAGGTCAATTGCAATCTCCTTGGCTTCGCTCAAGTTGGGGAACGTCTGGGGCGGCAGCCATTCAGACACGCGGGGGAAAAGAGGTATGTTGCGACTCACAGTCGAAACCCTTTCTGTTCGTTCTTGGGGAGGATCACGTGCAGCGTCTGTTTGGCGCGGGTGATGCCCACGTACAGCAGCCGGTTGATGTCGTCCGAGTTCTTGTCGTAGTCCTTGGCGAACTTGGTGGACAGGTCCGTGATCAGCAGGACATTGTCCGCCTCCCCGCCTTTGGCTCCGTGGATCGTGGACAGCTTGATGGGCACGTGGCCCGTGAGCCGTGTGTTGCGGCGCAAGAGCGAGATCAGGTAGTCGCGGCGCTCTTCGCTGATCTTGGTGAGGGCTTTGTGCCAGATTTCTGTGGAAAGAAGTCCGTGCTTTTCTTTCAGCAGATCGAGCGTGTAGCTGATGGTGGTGTCGGCCGTGCGCAGCATCTTGTGACCGTGCTTGATGTAGGTGCTATCGAGGTACTTGTAGATTTGCTTGACGACGGGGAAGGGCACCATGCCTCCTTTGCGCAGCTTCTCCCAGCCCAGGACGGCGGTGAGGACGGCTTCGCTCACGCTGCGTTGTCCGTGGCGCTCGAAGAGCAGCCCTTGGCTCTTAAGCCAGTCGTGCATGTCGGTGAGCATGTAGTTGGCGGCGGCCAGGATGAGCCAGTTGCCGTGGGTGATGTCGACCTGCTGGAAGTCGTTGTAGTAGCTGATGGAGCCTACCTCTTCGCGCGCCTTCCAGACCTTGGGCTGGCGGTGCTTGATGCGGGTGACTACGCGGTTGGCTAGGGCGTGGATTTTCGAGGGGACTCGGTAGGACTGCTCAAGGACTTTGACATCACCTGTAAACCCCAAGAAGCTGTTGACGTCTGCTCCGGCCCAGGTGTAGACGGCCTGGTCGTCGTCGCCTGCCAAAAAGCAGCGCTGGGCGCGCAGTGCTAACTGCTCGACCAGCCTCCATTGCAAGCGGGAGAGGTCTTGGGCTTCGTCGATGATCAGCGCCTCCAGGCTTGGTAGCCGCTCAGGCACGTCCAGCACTTGTTCCAGCAGGTCGGTGAAGTCAAGCAGGTTGCGATTGGTTTTGTAGTGCCGGTAGGCGCGCTCGACGTACTCGAAGTGGAACCACTCGATTTGCATCTGCGATTGGTTGTAGTGGGTGCGTAGGTCCAGGCCCTTGATCCGCGCAATGTTGATCTCGTTGAGGATGGGGTTGTCCGCCTTCACGGCGAACTCTTCGTCGCCGCTCTCTACTGCCAGCTCGATGCCTGCTTCCAGGGCGAACTCGCGGTAGTTCTCGGGCGTCATCATGTCTTTGGTGCCGATGCCCAGGCAGCGATAGGCCAGACTGTGCAGCGTGCGAAACCACGGGAAGTCGGTGTCGGGATTCAGGTGCGGGAACTTCTGAATGGCGCGGTCGCGGGCCTCGGTGGAGGCCTTCTTGGTGAACGCGAAGTAGCCGATCTTGGTTGGAGGCACAGAGCTCTCCAGCTCCATCTCTACCACGCCCAGCAAGAAGGTGGTCTTGCCTGAGCCAGGCGGG